TCAACGAGTGCGATGGTCTTGTCGCCGAGCATAGGGTCCATTTCGGGGCGTGGCGGGATGTCGTCTTGTTTGGATTTCTTGCTCATTTTTTCACTTTGCGTTTGGGAGTCTCGATGTCGCCGTCCGCGATGACCGGCCTGCGGAGCATGGCTTCGATGTGGAGGACAACGCCGCGCTGGCCATCGCGAAGGGCGGCGACCACAGGGTTGAAATCATAACCAGGCAGAAAAACCTGTGAGTCGGTAGCGAACTGGTGCTTTAGGTCGGCGATGACGGTCTGACCGTCCTTGCCTGCAAACAAGCGATGGTAGGCGTTGGTCGTCTTCTGGCGCTCACGCTCGCGCCGAAGGGCGGCGGCTTTGTCCTCGGGAGCCATCACGCTTGTCCCATCATGCCGGGGAGCATCCCGGCGAGAGCGGAATCCTGTTTGACGCTGCCAGCTTTTCCAAGGGCGCTTGCGGCCTGCTCCATCTGCTGCGCCTGCATGGCTTGCTGTTGAGCTTGGGCGCGGGCGGCTCGTTGTTGCGCGACCATTTCCTCCTCCATGAGCCACCGGGCCGGGAGACCATCGTTGCGGGCCATGTCGCGGCAGATTTCATCGAAGTCGAAATTGTCGAGCATGTCGGGTTTGATCTGCACATAGGGCAGGAGCATCTCGCTGGTTCGGATGAAGGCGGCGTTTTCGAGACTCTTGATCGCGAGGGCGATTCGGGAGTTGTAGGCGACATCCGGCTCGGGGATGTAACCGACCATCGTGAGTTGCTGGGGTGGGGGAGGGAACTTGCCAGCGCGGGCGAGGATCGCGAAGACCCGGCGAAGGAGAGGATTGAATAGCTCGGTCGTGAGACGCGCAAAGGTAGGGGAAAACTGGATGAGCTTCTCACTCGCTCGCTCGGCGACTTCGCGGGCGGTCATCTGTTTTTGGAGTTGGGCGAACATTTGGAACAAGTCCACATGGAAGGCTTCGTTGATCGCCTTGCGTTTTTGTTCGGCCCGCTCGACACCGATGTCGTATCTCCCGTTGGTTCCCCATTCCCGTGGAGTGGCGTTGGGGTTGTTCGGGTCGAAATAGGTCACGCCACCGGCGCGGAGGTCGATGTCGCCATCGAACCCGGCGGGGATGAGGATGCGAGGGAATGCATGAATCTCGGCGAGCGAGTCGAGTTGCTTTTCAAGAAAATTAAGCTGCTTGCACTCTGGTAGTGCGGTCCACGATGGCGAGTAGCCGTAGCACTCGGAGTTCTTCCACTTGAGGTAGCGGGTGACGAAGAATGGTTGCTCATCGAAGCCAGAGGACAGGAAGACATGCTTGCTCGCCTTGTCCACATAGACCGAGGCGTAGGGCTTGTTCTCAGCGTCTCGCTTGCCTTGTTCAATCTCGCCCGGGCCGCGAGGGGCGATCAAGTGGACGCACGCGAACTTGCGGTTGGAGTTGGGCTTCTCCAGTTCCTTCTTCATCGAGTCGGTGAGGTTCTCGACTCCGAACTTGAGCGCGGCCTGCCGAGCGGTCATCTCATACTCGCGGGAAAGCGTATCGACATACCCCTCGTCATCCTCGGAGATCGCGAACGATCCGAGGTCGAGCTTGGTGAAGTTGAGGGAATTGTTCTTACCGGCTTCGACCAGAATCGCCGCCGTGCCGAACGCGCCCCGGTCGAGATAGAGTTCGTGAATCTCGGTGTAGAAATTCGACCGGCTGAGTTCGGCCTGCATCACCTCGGTGCAGCGTTTGAACCATTGCTCGATCTCGTCCTCGCTCTCCATCGCCTTCGGTGGCTCCAGCGAAAACCACCGGCTTTCGAGCGGCGTCATCCAACTGAGTTGACCATTGGCCAGAATCATGTTTGCCCGCACGGCGGTGGCGTCGAAGAGTTGCGCCTCATCTTCGGTGGACGGCGAGGTCGTGTGCGTGAACATCGACGCCTTCCGGGGCATGACGAATTTCGCGATGTCCTCCCAGAGCGACTCCCATGTCGCCCGCTGGTGGACCATCTCAGCGTGGCGCTGGAGAACCTTGTCGGCGAGTTCGGGATTTTTGCCGGTCATTGGTATCAGTCAAAACTGAATCAACCGAGAGTCGAGTAGCCGGTCGTCATGGGAGCCTGCGAGGATTCCCCGGCGAGAATGGATTTCCGCATGCCTTTTCTGCGAAGGGCTTCTTTTGCGATATCCCCGGCAGGATCGCCTGCATCAATGTTTGCGGCTGGTGCTGGGGAATTCATCGCCCCTTGGCGTCTCATTTCCTCAATTTGAAATTGTTGGGCAGCGGCGGCTTCGGCTCGTTGTTTTTCCAGCAGTTCCATTTGCTTCTGCTGCGCTTCCCGTTGCGCTGCGGCTTGCTTGGCGCTCTCTTCTTGAAGGCTTTTTTGTGAGGCGGCTTGCTGGGTGGCCTGCGTCCTCATGTCGGTTTGCTGCTGCTGTGCAGCTTGCTTGTCCTGCTTGCTCGGGCCTTTGCGTCCGCCTCCTCCGAACCAAGCTAGGCAGGGAGAGAGGATGGGGTTGATTTCGTGGTCAGTAAGTCGCATCGCTTTTGGAGTTTTTGGGTTTCGTAAACTCGGAGCGGGCGGTCTCGCCGACTCCATGCGATGTAGGGGAGACGATACGGAGCGAAGTTGCAAGGGTTATTTTGACTGATACCACTATATATAGTGATCAGCCAGCAGTTCTGACACAACCGGTGGTATGTGTGAGCGGCATCACGCCAGCGTTCCTCGGGGTCGTGAATATCCACCGGGCGAGCCAGCATGAAGAAGTCCTCGGTGTTGATGACCACGCCATTCCATGCGGTGAGTTCGACCTCCTCGGCGAAACATCGCGGCTGCGGGTAGCGCCGATACAAGTCGAGGATTTGGAGTTCCAGTTCGCGATTCACCGCCGCACCTTTCCGAATCCACCGCCTCGGAATCCTGCCATGACTCGGGTTGCTTCATGCCGCTCGGCCTTGCGCGGGATCGCGGAGCGGTCGATCACCATCCCGCGCTTGATAGCCTGGTGCGAGAGACTGAACGCATCGCAGAAGTGACTGCTCCAATCATGCACCGGCACATCTTTGATCGTGACGCCATCGCGTTCCTCCTTGGAGTGGTAGGCGTCGAGCGCCTCGATGCCATCCGCGCAACCGGCCTCGTTGATGTGGATGCGCGGGAACGCATCGTTGGCGAGATTGATGCCATCCCAAACGCTGATCTGCCGTGGCACAGGAACCACGCCGGTCAGCCCGCTGCGACCGAGCGCCTCCTGCCAGAGTCCTCCCACTTCCGCTGCGGCGTCATGCGGGATGTAATGCCCACCGTAACCGTATTGGCGCTCCTTGAGCCTCGCCGCCCAGTCCGCCGGGGTTTTGCATTCATCGGACCCGGAAAGGGATTCCAGATAGTTGATCCGGTCGCCGACCATCTGCCAAATCCACACCTTCTGGTTGAGCGGAGCGCCGACATCCCAGCTTGTGTATGTCGGGAGTTCTTTGAACCACAGGATGTCATTTGTGACCCGTTTCTCGGCGCGGGCCTTTTCCAGACTGCGAACATAGATCGCGCCCGGGCGACCGATGTTGAAGCTGCACTCGTATTCCTGCTGGTAGGCATTTTCCGTGGTCCCACGCCGGATGTCGGCGAGTTCCTCCTCGGGAATGATGTGGCTCTCGCTCGCCTTGAGTTGGAGTGTGAACCAATCGTTGTCAGCACACGCCCGGTTCCACATCTTCCAGAAAATATTTCGCCCCTTCGGCGTTCCCACCCATGTCGCCCAGCCTTGGTAGTCGGTGAGCGTGGGCCGGATGACATTGTCCCACGCCGCTGGGTCGAGATCCGCCGCCTCGTCCATCACGACCCCATCGAGATAGATTCCGCGCAGGCGCTCGTAGGCTTCGCCAGAGTAAAGCCGGATCGTGGCCTCGTTGTGGAAGGTGATCGCGAGATCGGCCTTGTTGATCACCACGCCGGGGATTTGCGAGGTGAACTGGACAAGGTATTTCCACGCGATGTCTTTCGCCTGCTCGCGGGTCGGAGCCACATAGGCGTAGCGGAGGGGCGGTCCGCTGCGCTTGTGCGAGAGCGCCTTGGCGATCAAGTCTTGGATGCACACAAACGACTTCCCGGCGCGGCGGTGCAGCACCATCACCGACCAGCGTTGTGTGCGGTGCAGGTAGCTCGCGAGTTGCGGGCGCGGGATGATGTCGATGTTAATGGCCACCGATGCGGATGTTGATGTCCATGGCCCCGGCGACCTCGATCTTCTCGGGTTCGTTCCATCCCATCGCCTTCGCGAGCATTTCCCCATACTTCGCGCAGGTCGCCGATTCCGGCGGCATTTCCATGAACCGCTCGCGGAGCGTTTCGAGGTAGGTCTCGCGTTTGTAGCTCATCTTGGATTCCGACTTGGCGCGGAGTTCGTCAATTCGGAAGGCCACACTTGCATTTCCTTGCAATTTGCAAGCGGCACCATCGGCTCCCTTTTCGGAGTAACCGGCGCGGATGTAGGCTTGGGTGAGCGACAATCCGCTCGCGACCCCTTGGCAAAACGCCTCTTGTTTCGGGTTCAATTTCATAGGGTTGATGGTATCAGTCAAAATTGATCTTGACAAGTATTGGGAATCTCCCCCTCATACTCCCCCTGTGGTTGTTATTTCGATGTGGGTCATTTCTTCGGCCTTCGTTTTGACTTTGCTTTGGACAAAGAGGATTTCGACACTTTCTGGATCGTCGTCCGGGATGAGTTTCGCGTAACGCAACTGGTCGATGAGTGGCTTGCATCCGCCTGCGAAGTTGTCTGCATCAAGTAGGCGAATGGATTTTCTTTCAATGCGGAGTCGAGTGCGCGGCGAGCGCGGACTTTCTCCTTTTGGAGTGTCGTCCAGTGCTGGCCGAGGAGCCGGTTGAGGCTGGGCGTGAGGTATCCCCGCAGTTGAAGAGTGAGTGAACACTCCCGGGCTGGATTCGGTGTAGCCGAGTTGTCTGAGTTGTTCATGGGTCCAGTTCATTTTGATGCCACCGACATTGTTTTGATCCATCCGCCAATTTCTAAGTGAATTGCGTCCAAGGCCGACTGCGCGTGTTTCAGTAAATATCTCGCCTCGTTGCGTTCGCGTTCTAGTTTGCGACAAAAATCCGCATGGCACACGGCAATCAACAACTCTTCCGAGTTGTCAGTCCAGCAATGGAAATCCGTTTCCGGTGTATCACTCATCGTTTTTTCCTTTCTCGCAGCATTTTTATGATCTCGGGGTATTTCGCCGGGTAGAATGCCGCGTCTTTGATTTTGTCCGCAGGTAAATCCATCGTGGAGCAGACTTGGCTGAACGCTCGGTTCTTAAAAAAATGCCGAGCCGACCGCCGAGCCTCCACCATGATCGCCCGCTGGTGTTTTGATTTGTATTTCTGGCGGTTCCAGATGTCCTCGACCGCCTGCAAGATGATGTTGCAGGCTAAGTCTCGGACCCCTTCCAAGTGGTAGTCTTTAGAAGGAGATTTCGTCATCGGAAGCGCGGGCGGCGGCGAGGCGTTCGTTGAGCGTGGCCAACCGGTCGCTGGAAAGCGGTTCGGTTTCCCGTGGTTTGGATTCCAGCGGGTTGAGCCATTTGATCTTGTGGCGAAGTTGGCCGTTGTATTCCTCGGCCTCGACCGTGATCCGGCACTTCTGGCCGAGAAACGGCGACTTGCCAGCGTCCAGCATTTTGATGTCCCACTCGCGGCCAAATGCCTGGTCGAGCGTGTCACAGGTGCGCTTGGTTGCCTTTTCGGTCAACCAACCCTGCCAGACGATTTCCCGTCCGTGCTGATCGCTCTCCGGGTCATCGATGAGGAGTGGGACGCGAATGAAATCCGTGCCGGTCTTGGTGGTTCCCAGCCACCCGTTGCCGGGTTGCTTTACTTTCGCGATGTATTTGCCTTCGGCGGTCACATAGCGGTTTTGTTTTTCTGCGAGTTCGTGTGTTGTTGTCATGTTGTTTGGTTGTTGTTGTTCGGGGTATCAGTCGAAACTTCGTTTTTATGCGTTGATAATTTTCGTAAACTCCGATAACCGCCGGAGGATCGGCTCGCCCCTGTCGGACGAGAGCATTTTTCTGAGGTCGCCCTTGGCGGCGTTGGCCGTCCAGATCACCGGCAGTTCGTGAGAGGATCGGTGTTCTAGGAGGTCGAAGAGTTCCAACTCGCTGCGCTCGGTCATCTTCTGCTTTCCGAGATCATCGAGCAGTAACACTTTCGTCCGGCGGCAGCGGGTGAGAGTGTCCTCGGCGAGCGCCTTGGCCTGCGGATTGTCATGCCACTGGTCCGCGCAGGCTTTCGCAAATCCCGTGGAGGTGATGCCAAAGACTCGCAAGTTCTCAAAATGCAGACGCTTCAGCAGTATCCACGCCGCTCGCGTCTTCCCGCATCCCGCAGGGCCGACGAGACCGAGGCCGACCGGATTAAACCGCCATGCCTCGCATTCGCGCAGGAAGGCCGCAGGAATGCGTTTGGGGTCGCTTTCGCGGTAGATTGGTGGGCAGATGGCATTGAACGCCTCCTGCCGCCTCTCCTGCTCCTCTGTGGCCTGCTCCTGCTTCAGCCTTTCGATTCTTTCGAGATCGCACTCGTCGCAGAGGATTTTGATGTTCGGAAAAATCCGCAGCAGATCATCGCCCGGAACCGGCACCGAGTTGTAGCACGACTCGGTCGCGCAGCATTGGACCGTGGCTACCATTGCTCGACCTCCTCTTGTTTAACAGGCGCAGGTTTCTTGTTTTTCGGCGGGAAGATGCCCTGCCACCCGTTGGCGATGGATTGGTTGATCGCTTCGATGGCTTCGTCGTGACCCATCTCCGAGAGGTTTCGGAGTTGTGCTTGGACCGATGCCGGGGCGAGGGCTTTGAGTCGGGATGACTTTCGGTAAGTAAGGTAGCTTTCCCATGCCGCTCCAAAATCCGCCGACTTGAGGTTCGCCGGAAACTCCACCCCTACTTCTTCTTTAGAAGAAGTATTAGTAGATGTAGACTGAAGAAGAAGAGTTGCCTTTTGGTTGGAACCATTTGGCAAGCACCCTTCCAAGGGTGGTTGAAGGGTGGTTGAACCACCCTTGAGGTTTTGCCTCTTTTCAGCCGATTTCCTGCCACCCTCACGACTTTTTTCTGCCCAAGCATCTTGCTTGTCTCTTTCACGCTCCAACCTGTCATGCACCAGTGAAGCAGAATCGCAGGGGTGCGGTTGGAACATGGTTGCAAGGGTGGTTGCAAGGGTGGTTGAAGCACCCTTGCCTATAAGTC